GTGTTCCTTCACCGCTAAAAAACCGACCCCCTTTGGATAAATTGCAAAATTCACAGAGAGTCTGAAGATTTTCCATTAGATCACTGCCATTCAGGCGTTTTGGAACAATGTGATCAATATGCATTTTGCCTTCAGATTGACCGCATCTCTGGCAACAATGTCCATCCCTTTGCAAGACACGTTCTCTGATTACACGCCAGCCACGGGTTGAACCCTTCTTCCAAGAATTGCTCATCAGTAATATCGATTCGCTTTGAAGAATGTCCAAGCCTTGCAAGGAGTGGAGTATCGATCTTTTATATAGCGAAGACCCCAATCAATCTGAGTATAAGCATCTAATGATCTTACCTTTGAGTTACGCATCTGTGGAATGCCATAGTGCGAACCGTTCCGGGCTGCTGGATTCCAATTGGATTCTTTAGTCCAGAGCTGCTCTAAGCATTGATATTGTTTTGCATCAATAATTCTTGAATGTGCATAAAGTTTGAAATGGTTTATATCTATCTTTTCAACGCCCATTGCTGATGGCTGCCCTAGCATCGCTAGACATAGTCCGCCCCAGTAGATAGTTCTCCGCGAGCTACACCGCCACAGCGGCTCTCGTCGAGAGAGTGATCGTACCGATGCTGTCAAGGATGTCAAGCATTCAAGCATAATTTGCCTCCGTGTCCATCATAAGTGAGATCGCGTGAAAGGCTTGTTGAGGAACAACACCGTTCCCTAGGATTTTTAGTTGGTTGGTTCGTGCTAACCCGCAATCTGTAACCCAGCCAATCGGCAGCCCCATCATGTATTCAACAAATAACGGGTTTAATCTTCCCAATCCGTCCAACGTATTCGGTAATTCTTGTTGAGCCATCTCAGTGCGACCCCGGTACTGATTCCCGGCTTTCCCTTGGTCTTTCCCGTTTCGTAATCGTTCACCCTCTTTTGATATGCCTCGATCGGCTCGTCGTGGTTGCGTGTGTGCATCGCTGTCGGTGTTGGAAGCAAATGAAATATCTCCTCCAAGCTTGGAGACTTCCCACGATATTGCATTGGTTTGTCTCCCTGACCTTTCACTTTGGGGGTAGGCAATAATGAAAAGCCTTGCTCGTCGATGGGGAGCTCCAACATCACTAGCGCGAACAATTTGCCACCTTGCGTCATACCCAATTTCGGTAAGATCTGCGAGTACTTGATCGAATCCAAGGCTAAGGTGTCCTGATACGTTCTCCAATATGACAATTCTTGGTCGTAGAATGCTAATAGATTTCTTGATATAGGGCCACAAATGACGTTCATCTTCTTTACCTTTTCTATTTCCTGCGACGCTGAATGGTTGGCATGGATAACCCGCGGTCAATATGTCGATCGGCTCAACGTTGTCCCAATCAATCATTTTTAAATCGCCCAAATTTGGTAGCGCAAAGCGCTTTTTAATGATGGCACTTGCGTGTTTATCTATCTCGCTAACCCAAACTGTCTCAGCGTCAAAATATGCTTCGACCGCCATATCGAGTCCACCATAACCGGTGCAAAGCGATCCAATTTTCATGAGGAAACTTCTTCATCAAAGATTTCCACAAGAGTTATCCCCAAGTATCCACAGCCTGTGCATTCAAGCACGTGGACATTCGGTGGCAATAGATCGCAGACAATACGCACTTGATGCAATATCTCGATCTTACACATTCGGCATTTCCAGTTAACTGATTGCATAAACGCTCCTAGCAAGATCCTCGATTGGATGTAGATCAGATTGATTGATCCAGTACGCGCCATCGCTTCTCTTACGCGCTGGACGTTTAGCATTCTTGACCGTCGTCCATCCTGCTATCCAATAGACCGGGCTTTTTCCCGTCACAAGAATTGCAATGTCAGAGTCACGATCACGCTCTGAGATGAGCAAATGTCCGTCTTTGTATTTGGTGTATTTGATCTCCACGTTGCCACCTAGATCGGCATGCAGCTTGAATCCACCTACTGTGGGTTCAAAGTCTTTGATGCCAAAGTAATGAGCCACGATCATCTCTGCACCGATTGCTTCAGCATCTCTGGCAATGCCTTCGTGAAGGTTTAGCTTCTCAAAGGATCGATCGATCTTGTTAGGTGAATCAAATGCACGGCGGAATGCAACCGATGCGCAGACAAATTCATCATCACGCTGTAGGCGCACCGAGATCATTTCTTCGCACAATCTAGGCAGATCCAAAGCTCTGATGCGCCAGATCCAGTCATTCGCCCATTGAGTACTGATGCGTAATGTTCACCTCGATCACACCATTCGATTGATGGGGGGGCCACTTGATCTCTCAGCTCTGATCCATCCATCTTTATCGTTGTACGCTCACCCGATTCGATGCGGATCATCTCAAAGTCGCCACTCATTTGGTATCAATCCACCGGGCTGGACATTGAAAGTCACGATTCTTCTCTGTGCAGACAAAGCCTTTGTAAGCCTTGCCAGTCTTCGAATTGACGCCTTCTTTGTAGATCATTGCCCCGTGCTGGCAAGATGGCACATCAAGGATTGCTGTCGGTGCTGTCAGCTCGTTTCCAACGCCTTCGATCGCTGATCCAAATGACCACGGATCACGGGTTTCAGTGACGGTCATTGGGATGTCAGCTGTGGGTGGTACGACAGATAACCCTACCCGGCGCATTTCTTCAAAACTAGGGCGATTGGCATTTTCGCTAAATTTGCTTATGCCGCCAGTGTGCAAGCTGCGACCAATTGATGAGGTTGCGCAATTCTCCATTGGGAAACGATTGGCGTTGCTTCGGACTTCTTCAGCAAAGTCAGTGGCAAATGGTACAAGATCATTCACATCGCGATATAGATCCGTCTGAACAATGTAACGAGATCCGTCTTGGAAGATCAGTTTTGTTTCGATGCGGCCCATCGGATAATGAATCCAGAATTTCTCAATCCGCTCTGAAACACTTTCATATCCTTCAAGTGGATTAGCCATTGTTTACTCTCCGATCTGCGCCGATTCTCATTCCAGCGCTTCGACCCTTCAAATAGCCATCTTTCTTGCCTGTGTTATAGCCCAAGCTGTAAAAGATTGATCCAGCGATAATCGCGTAAACGATCGCATAACCAAATTGTATTCCGATTCCCATCTTAATTGCTCCCGATCCGGGAACTACTGAACTTCGCTCCCTGCGTAAAGAGTGAACCAGATGACTGACATCGTCAAGAATCCCGCGTGTTTTTGGGCGTGTCGGTCGGTGTATCGGGTCGCTTATCTTTTAATCCGTTTGATGCCAATACTCCACCCAGTGATCCAGTTAGGAAAATCGCCAAAGTCTTTAGCAGATCGATGAAAGCTGCGTCATTTGGAGCTTGAGCTGAAACGGGTTGAGTTACAAAGATCAACGCATAAGTAATCCCTAGCGTCACGATAAGAAAGACGATCGAAAGAGTCATGCCGATAAACAAAATCAATCGAGCTTTGATGTCTTCTGGCGATAAACGTCGTTGATACCTAGGACGGTTTATGTTGTGGCTTAAGTATGTCTCCCAATAGGTCTTCTGTGCAGACGCCTTGCGCTTCGCACCTTGGTCGCTGACATTCATCTTTTTCCCAATTCTCAAATTCTTGACACGGATACCGGGTATAGCCCTGATAGCCACAGGCAGACAGCGCAAGCAAAAGGCACAATGCCAGCGCTGCCGCCCATAGTTTTCGTGTCACTTCCCCTTTGACCCGAAAGAGTTATCGTTAGGATTTAGGTATCGCAAGACCACGGGCAAAACCGCAGCTAGTCCCGCGCCAGCAATTGCTTTCGGATCTTGAACTCCAGCAATGTAAACGGCAATCGATGCAGCCAGAAATGATCTAGCCCATGAAGCTGCAAGTGCTTTGATTTCTTTCATTTTTTTGCCTCAATCTTCGCAATCGCCGCGTCGAGTTTCGATTTTGGAATTGCGACTTCGAAATGCATTTCATCTTTTCGCCCCCGATAGTCCCCGCCCCAAGTCAATGAGTATTTCTTTGCCAGCGCTTGAATCATTGCTACCTTTTCCAGTGGAAATGTGCCAGCCTTACCGAGCGGATGCTTCGATGCATTTAGATCGATCGCTGTGCCACTTGAGTGATTGCTAAGAGCTGTGGTACTGCCTCTGACTTCACGGTAGCAATAACCCCAGTCATCGAGTGAGCCTTCATCGATTGGCTCTATCAATGCGTGGAATTCAGCTGCAAAACCGACCAGCAAAGGTGCGACGTCTTTATTGCAAGCTAGTTTGACCTTAGTTCCGGGAATCAAGAATGACTCAATACCAATATCAGCCCTGACCTTTGAGGCAATCCAGCCATTTTGAGAAATTGTCATTGAATCAGTAAAGCCGCTTCTTCAGCTGTCATGCCTAGTTTTGCCAGCAAAGCTGCCTTTTGAGTCGCCTTTGCTTTGCCTGCTGCTACTTCATCCGCCTTAACTTCTTTTATGGCAACATCAATCTCTGCTTGAGTGGGAGCGTCACCTTCTAAAACGTCCCATTTAATAGTTGAATAATCAGATTCAATAAAAGTAAATTGTGAATCAGGCTTAAGTTTTTTTATTGCTTTAACTAATAACATTTGATCCATTATGCACCTATTTCTAATAAAATAATGCTCGAAGGCATGCTGCTAAATTGACTAATAATAGTATTTGAAGAAATAGCGGTTTGAATTGCTTGCTGTGTTTTGTAAGTTGTTGCACTCGTTGTTGCTGGACTGTCAAGATATGAAAAATTCCACACATTGTTAAATTCAACGCCAGAAGAATTGCTTGTATAAAGTACGCTGTTAGTTGGGCTGTTGGCTTGTGCAGACCCGAAGATATTCGTTGAGTCGCGTTGAAGTCTAAAACCGCCATAAGTGAAAGTGCCGCTTGTTGTAATTCTAAACGATTGCGCGGTGATTACCAATATTTTACTGCTTGCTGATGATGGAGTTATTGAAGCAGATAAACCTGTGTCAGCCCAAGTCGTTGAGGTTGAAGTTGTAGAAGTTGTAGTTGTTGCTTGAACTACCTGCAAAACTTTACCGCTAGCGCCAGCCGAAGCCCATTTCAATCCCGTTGCTGCGGTTGAATCCGCCGTTAATACTTGACCGTTTGTTCCGACTGCTAATCGTGCAGGTGTGTCCGCAGCCGTTGCAGCTATGAGATCACCTTTTGCGTCAACAATTGCATTTTGAATTGCATTTGTGTCATCCGTAGTGACCCAAGTAAAGTCCATGTCGGTGTTAGATGTCTTAGACAAGATTTGCCCGGTCGTGCCGCCTAATAGATCCGCCATCGATGTTGCAACGGCTTGACCAAAGACTTCAAAATCAGCTGGTAAATCTGTGACAAGATCAGTGGCGGTGGGCATTTGCCAGCTGAATGGTGTTGTTGGATTGCTCATGTTTTCCCCTTACGCGACCTGCGTCGCATTTTCCCAATCTAGTGTCGGAATTACTGTCTGCCATTGCTCCACAATTGGCACATCGTTCCAGCGCATCGCTTGCAACGAATAAGCCAAAGGTGAAAGATTAAGTGAAATGCTCACTTCGTTATATGCCGCTCGAAATGTGAACCCTTCCACGAAACCAAGATAAGTTCCTGATGTCATATTTAACGGCAAATCTGCGATGGCTACTGGCATTCCCATAAATACTGAAATCAGCGAGTCTCGATCAGCATCATCAATTTCTGGGTTGGTGAGTTGATAGGTGATGGAATTGAAATTGAATTGCGGAAAGGCTCTGAGTGCAAGATAAAAATCAGCTTGATCTTGAGCATCGGCTGAATGTTTGACCGTCGTGGTAAAAATTTGCGCTAATTGCCCGTAAAGACCTACGGATTCGCTACTTGAAGCATCGACTTCAAATTGGCTATTTGTGCCATATTTCAGGGTGATTGTATTTCGCACATCTCCAGCCCTTGATTGGATGCTTAGCCCTGATCCTTGGGCATGATTGGCTGTCAAATCAACGTATCCATTTGCGGCTAAATAAGTGGTTCGATGCGTTGAATCAGCGTATGAAATCTGTCCTTGGGCGTTTTCGTAGATGTAGCCCAAGCCACTCGTTGCCAAAGCTGCCACCAAAGAATAAACGTCCATCCGACTGGATGATCGGGCAGCTAGTTCATAATTGCCGGGTTGATCTATTTCGCCAAGTCCAGTGTTTTCGGCGTCTTGCCATTGTGTTGCCGGGTCATAAGTTGCCCAAGTTAAGGCTTGGGGTACTTCTTGCCATGATGAAAATAAGACTTGCTGTAAAATTGTGTAAATCTGATCTCCATCAAAATCTTGAGTCAAAACACCATCGGTTAAAGCCTTTGGTAATCTAGCCAAAGCTCCTAGCGCGATGATCCTGACCCGTTGCGTGTAGCCAATACTGCCAATTTCTGCGACTGATATTTCAACCTCGACTACGGAACCGCCAAAAATCGGGACAAATGTTGCACTCGAATCTTGCAATTGCACCGTTAAAGAGTCATTGATTGCAATTGGCACATTAGTCTGCCCAAGATTGATCAATTCAATGTTTACATATCCAGCCTGAGCTTGCTCGTAAATGTTATTGCGTCCAGAGGTAATTGTCAGATTAGCCAAAACCGCCGTTTGATATTCAATTCCATTGATGGATACTTTCCAGACTGGATTCCAAAGCGTCATGAGTTAAGCCGTCACGAAAGCACTTGCGCCGCCAGTACCCCTGAAAAATGATTGATTTACTACATCAACGACGGCGCGAGCTGCCGATTCTGGATCTCCGACAATGCCTTGATTGACGGTGATATTCATTGCCGCAATTGCTTCGCGACGTTCACGATTGTCACTGAAACCGCTAAAAGTTGCTCCAGATGAAGCTGATGCAGCTGATGCCGCCACTGTTGAAAGACCAGCCGATGAACTTGGGACTGTAATCGTTGGAGTCGTTGGAGCTGTAATTGTAGGTGTAGTCGTACCCAAAACGCCTGAAATGCTGCTGAATGTGCCCGGCGTTGATGTGATTCCCTTAACGGTCGGAATGTCCGCTCCGGGCTTGATTAGGTTTACACCCTTGATAATTGCGTTTACCGCATCAATTGCAAAATTAAGAATTGGCTTGATTACCGCAAGAACCTTTGCAAATAGATCGATGACTACGCCAGCAATATCGCCAATCACACTTAGAGCCGCGCCAATTACTTTGCCGATGATCGGGGCGATAACTTTGACCACTTCAAAGAAAGACTCAAATGCGTCTTTGTTGTCGGTGATTGCATCTTTGACTTTGTTAAATAGTTTGACCAAACCTTCGAAAATTGGTGTTGCATAAGATTGAACTACAGCAACCGTTTCTTGAATGCGTGTACCTAGACCGCCGGGAGATTTAGAACTTATGGCATCAGAGAATTTATTGACCACTGGCAAAATGTAAGTAGTAATCAAATCAAGAAACTTTTGAAGGATTGGCAATAGTGCAAATCCGATTGTTTCTTTTGTCTCATCAAATGCGACTTTTAATCGATCCAATCTGCCTTGAAATGTCTGCGCTTCCCCTTCGGCAAATCCCTTAAATGAAGATCTCAAAGTTTCGTAAACTAGATTGAAATCTTTAGTCTTCAGGATATTTTGATCAATACCCAAGCCAAGTTTTCCCAGTGCGTTGGTATTTCCATCATAGGCTTTTCCAAGACTATTTGAAATCGCCTCAAGCGGCTTGCCAGTTGCACTTGAAATATCTAGCGCAAGATTGAGCAATTTCTGAGCTTCTTCAACGTCTTTTGTGCTTCTTACCAATCGACTAAAGGCTGGACGCAATTGATCGTCAGTCACACCCACCGCAAGTGAAGTCTTTGTGATGTATTTTTCGACTGCCTCTATTTGTCCGACCGTTGCCTTAGTTGTATTTTCCAAAGTCAGCGCAAGGATTCTTTGTGCTTTTTCATCGTCCAGAGCTGCTTTTACGCCATCCACGCCGATCTTGATTGCGTATCCAGCTGCGGCAACGCCAGCTGCGGCAAATGCCAGTCCAGCCTTCTTACCGAAATCGCCAATCTTTGACGATGAATTTTCGACGTCGTTATTGGCTGCCTTGAGTGACTTGTTAAGCTGATCGACGTCAGCCAGAATTGATAGCTTTAAGGTTCTACTTTGACCAGCCATCAAGCCCACTCTTTCAAAATCTCATCAAACCCGGTTTCCCATCGTTGAATGATCTCTGGTTGCAATCTGCGAAGGGTTGGATAAATAAACCAGCCCTTTGATCCTCTGCCATATCTTCCAGACCAGATCGGAAATTGCTTATATTTATTCGAACCGAATTCTTCGCCAGCCCAAAGATCGCGAGTAGTTGCACCGCCACTAAATTTCTGACTAACAAATCCGTATGAGATTTCACCTATTTTGGAAGATTTAGAAACGCGTGATCCTTGCGCGATGCGCGATGCGACCGTTCCTCGATCGCCAGCAGCTTCAAAGATATTGCGTTGCACAAAATCGGCAAGTCCGCCTGAGACGGTTCTTGCTTTAGCTGTAGCTTCTTCATCCATTGCTTTGAATGCTTTTGTTACGCCGCGCAAATCTGACTTGTCATAAGCGATCGCTTCCTGTGCCATTTCGCTTCTCCAAAATCTCAATAGCGGTGACTATATCTTCAGCCGTTTCAAATTCTGATCGACTGATCCCGGTCGTAATTGCCAAATCCCAAAGGATTCGATTTATGCTTCCGGGGGCGTAACTTTTGGGGCTATCTCATCACCGACTGTTATTTCGGCAACGGTTTCGCTCCAGATCTCGAAAGACTTAACTGGCTTTCCAGCTGCTTCACGTTTCATAGCGTGATACGCCAAAAACATGAGATCGCCGATTCCGATCTTGTCTTGCGCCTGTGAAATGATAAAACCTGTCTTGGTTTCCCACTTCGCCCACTCTGGCGGTTGCGCAGTGTAGGTTTCGCTGTTCCCTGCGGGGTATTCGATTGTGATTGGTAGTTTCATGCTCCCGGCTCCTTTTGCTTAGGTGATTGTGAGTACTGGTGTGCTGACGCAAGTGAATGCAAGTGAAACGGTCTGCGCATCTGGTGCAGTGCCGCCAGC